GGTAAAGCTTTTACAAAAAGAAAATCAAATAAGAAAAATGTTGCAAGAGGTTGTGGACAAGTCTTAAATGAAAGACGTAAAGTCACAAAGTATAGATAATGGCAGTAAGAAAGACAAAAGCAGGTCTAGCCTTAAAGAGATGGTTTAAGGAGGATTGGAAAGATGTTAAAACGGGCAAAGCATGTGGTCGTAAAAAAGGTGAGAAAAGGGGTACGCCTTATTGTCGTCCAACTAAAAGAGTGTCTTCGAAAACTCCGAAAACTTCTTCGGAGATGACTTCTGCTGAAAAGCGTAGTAGAATAAATCAGAAGAATAAATTAGGTCAACCAGCGGGTAAGCCTAGAAGAGTTAAGTCTCTTAGAAGAAAGAAAAAGTAAATGGCAACATCAAATTCAAGAGATTTCGACTTAGATGTCGGTGAAATAATAGAAGAGGCTTATGAGCGTTGTGGCTTGGAGATGCGTACTGGCTACGATGCAAAGACTGCTAGACGTTCTTTGAATCTTATGTTTGCTGATTGGGCAAACAGAGGATTGAATATGTGGACAGTCACACAAGCTACTACAGCTATTACTTCTGGAACGGCAACTTATTCTTTCGATGCTACTTATGTCGATCTCTTGGAAGTTGTTTTAAGAAATAGTAGTGGTACAGATTTTACATTAACTCAAATGAGTAGAAGTGAATATCTAACCATTCCTAACAAAGCCAGTAGTGGACAACCAAGTCAATACTTTTTTGATAGGCAAACTATTCCTACAATAACTTTATGGTCTACTCCAGATGCTTCTTACACATTAGTTTATTATTATGTAAGCCGTATTCAAGATGCAGATTCTTTAATCAATACAAACGATGCTCCATTTAGATTTTTACCATGTGCTGTCGCAGGTCTTGCTTATTATTTAGCGATGAAAAGAGCACCAGAGAGAGTTCAACTATTAAAATCAGTCTATGAAGAAGAATTTCAAAGAGCAGCAGCCGAGGATGCTAATAGTACTCCTTTAAAACTAACACCTAGCATGTCCTACTATAGCTATTAAAATGACAAATATAATAGAAACAAAATTTGGAACATTAGTCAGCCCAAGCAAGATAGCTTCTGGTAGTGCTTCTACTATCAAGAAGTCTGGAGCGTTCTATAATTTTTCTATTAGAGTTGATAATGACGATATTCGTGAGTACTCGTTTACAGATTTAGCAAGAGCCGAATACATGAGAAGAGTTATGATTGGACATTTAGAAGAAAAAATTAAGATGAGTTTTAAGAAAAATGGCTAGGTACGCAACAGGAAAAAAAGCATGGGGCTTTTCAGATCGTTCTGGTTTTCGTTATCGTTTGCGAGATATGAAAACCGAATGGAATGGTTTGAAGGTTGGTCCTGATGAATATGAAGCTAAACATCCACAGTTAAATCCTAATCATCCAGGCCCAGATCCGACAGCCTTGTATCAACCACGACCACATCAAGATAAAGAAACAACTATTTTTGCAGTTTACACAAGCACTGGTGACGGGATTATAGGAAAAAAGTTGACAAGTTATGAGGCTACGGCTAGTGTTGGAACAGTTACAGTGAGTACATCATGAGTTTTACATTAACAACATTAAAACAATCTATACAAGATTGGACACAAAACAGTGAATCAACTTTTGTAGGTGAACTTGACTTCATTATAAAGAATGCAGAAGAAAGAATTTTTAAGGTTGTTGATTTAGACTATTTTAGAAAAAACGTAACTGGTTCAATGAGTAGCAGTAATCAATTTCTACAAAAGCCTTCAGATTACTTAGCCTCTTTTTCCTTATCTTATGTAAATGCAAGTAGTGAAAATGTATTTCTTCTACAAAAAGATGTGAATTTTATACAAGAGTATAATCCTAATCCAGCAACTACTGGATCACCAAAATATTATGCTTCTTATGATGTAGACAACTTTATTGTTGGACCTACTCCAGATTCAAATTACACTGTAGAATTACATTATTTCTATAGACCCGCATCAATAACAACTGATGATAGTGGTACAACATGGTTAAGTGAAAATGCTCCTGATGCTTTGTTATATGCTTGCTTAGTTGAAGCTTACACCTTTATGAAGGGTGAAGCAGATATGTTAGCTTTATACACACAAAGATACGGGGAAGCCGTGAGCAGACTTAAAGTTTACGGTGAAGGTCAAGAAAATAGCGATGCTTACAGAGATGGATTACCTAGAGTCAAACGACAGTAAGGTACCCGTGTGAAAGATAAAAGTGTAGCAATTGTTGGGCTAGGTAATAGCTTTTCAGAATATATATTAGCCAAAATTAGAAGTGAACATTTTGATGAAGTCTGGGCAATAAATGCTATGTCTGGTGTTATTTATCATGATAAAGTGTTTATGATGGATCCACCTTCTCGTTTCTTGGATCAAAAGTTTGCAGGTAAGCAAACTGATATTATGAAACAAAGGTTAGAAGCTAAGTTAAATATACCTATATTTTCATGTATTTTAGACGAGAGATGTCCAGATGTTGTTGAATATCCATTGCAAGAAGTTCTTGAAAAAACTAAATATGCATACTTAAATAACACTGTTGCCTACAGTATTGCTTATGCCGTAGCACAAGAAGTATCGGATATCCATTTATACGGCATTGATTTTACTCACAAAAACGTAGCTTTCGCTGAAGCTGGTAGAGCTTGTTGTGAGTTTTGGTTAGCCATAGCTACTGCAAAAGGAATAAAAATTCATATAGCACACAATTCTTCTTTATTAGATACTAATGTTCCAGACGATCAAAAATTGTACGGCTATCACAGACTAGACGATCCTATTGTTTCAACAGTAACTCAAGGTAGTATGTTGATTACACGAAAGTCTAAGCTAGAACCACCGAATCCAACGGATGAAAAGCCTAACATAGTTGGCAGAGAAGATATAGCAGGTGTAACATATGAGGAGTAGAAATGTTTGAATTAGGTATAAGCAATGTAGGAAGTGTTAATGTAATGACTTCCGATAAAGGAGGTTTATCAAATGAGCAAGTTGCTGATTTGGCAGTTGATAAAATAGTTAGTATATCTGATGAAGCTCCAGCTCATATTAGGCAACAAGCGAATCAATTTAGAGAACACCTTAAACATGTTCTCTATCACTATCTGCTCTTGGCAAGAAAAGAAGAGCGTGGTACTATAATCCAAGCTTTGAAATCAAGTGGTCATAAAGAAATGGCTGAATATATAAGGAGATTATAACATGGCTATAGCCCAAGCGATGTGTACATCATTTAAAAAAGAATTGATGTTAGGAACACATAACTTTGCGACAAACGGAAATGCTTTTAAATTAGCACTTTATGCAGAAGGTGGTGGTGGTAAATCTTCTACTACTGCAACATTAGGAGCAGCAACAACTGCCTACACAACAACTGGTGAAATTGCTAATAGTGGTAGTTATACAGCTGGTGGTGGTGCTTTAACAAAAGTAGCTCCGAATACTTCTGGTACAACTGCTTTCACAGATTTTGCTGATATAAGTTTTACTACAGCAACTATTACTGCTATGGGTGCATTAATATATAATGACACAAATAGTGATAAATCTGTATGTGTATTAGATTTTTCTACTAATAAAACATCTACATCAGGTACATTTACTGTTCAGTTTCCAACTGCTGATGCTTCAAACGCTATAATTCGTATAGCTTAAAGTAAACCGTTATGGCTAACGGTTGGGGTCAAGGTGCTTGGGACGCTGTAGGTTGGGGAGGTATTGGTAATACCTCTTTTGCTGTTACTGGTGTCGCAGGAACTGGTCAAGTCGGAGATGAAGCTACTTCGGGTGGTTCTGTTGTTATAGAAACTGGTCTTCAAGCAACTGGTTCTATAGGAACTGTTGTTGCAAGTAGTGTGCATATTATCACACCAACTGGTGTTGTAGGTACGAGTGCCGTTGGTAACGTACTACCAAAAATACCAATTACTTTTTCTGTTACGGGTGTCTCTGCTACAACTCAATTTCTATCTGGTTGGGGTAACGATGCTTTTGGTAACCATATTTGGGGTGGAGGTGTTTTTGCTGATGTAGGTCAAAGGCTCGAACAATCTGGAGTACAAGCAACTGGTCAAGTTAATGCACCAACAATACTTGGAAACAGCTCACTTAGTGTTACTGGTGTTGCAGCAACAACTTCTTTAGGTAATGAAGTTGTAGATGCACAAATGAAGTTCAGTGCAACGGGATTAGCGGGCACTGGTTCTGTAGGTAATACTTCAGAAGTAGGTTCTAATTTAGTTGCTCTAACTGGTACTTCTGGCACTATTTTTATTAGTGGCTATGAAGCAAGCACAGTAACAAAAACTGTTACTGTTGCTTACGCTGGAGATGGTAATAAATACTTTATTGATGGCGTTCAACAACAAACACAAGAACTCTTCGAAGGCAATACATACTACTTTGATCAAAGCGACAGTAGTAACAGTGGTCATCCACTAAGATTTAGCACAGCTACAAATGGAACACATGGTGGTGGTTCAGAATATACAACTGGAGTAACATATTATGGTACTCCTGGATCTTCGGGTGCATATACACTGATAACGGTAGCCACTAAAGCACCGACTCTTTATTATTATTGTACTAACCATAGTGCAATGGGTGGTCAAGCTAATACTCCTGCTATTTATTCTATACTTACTTCTACTGGTGCACCAACAACAAATGTTGTTGGAACAATGGCATTAGGTTCAGAGACAGTTACAGGTGGAGCGGGTGTCGCAGTTACATTGGCTGGAATGGAAATCTCGGCAGGAACACTTGCCATCAGTGGTGGTTCTGTGTTATCTTTAACAGGACTTGAAGCTACAGGTGGAACTGGAGAAGAACAAGTTTACGGATTAATTACGCCAACACAATTGGCAAATTGGATTGAAAGGGCAGCATAATGGCAACATATGTTAACAACCTCAGATTAAAAGAAATCGCAACTGGGGATGAATCTGGTACATGGGGTGCTTCTACAAACACCAACCTAGAATTACTTGGTGAAGCATTGGGTTTTGGTACCGAAGGTATAACGACAAATGCAGATACTCATGCAACCACAATAGCGGATGGTGCTTCAGATGCGGGAAGAGCCTTATATATAATATATACTGGAACATTAGATTCAGCTTGTACGATTACTATTGGTCCAAACACAATGAAGAGAGTCCATATAATTAAAAATGGAACAAGTGGATCACAAAACATTCTTATCAGTCAGGGTTCTGGTGCAAATGTTACAATTCCCGCAGGAGACACAAAGGTTGTTTCTTTAGATGGTGCAGGTTCTGGTGCAGCAGTTACAGACGTATTTGCTTCATTAAATGTTGTTGATTTAAAAGTACAAGATGATCTTACTGTTACAGACGACATGTCAGTAGGGGGCACCGCAACTTTATCTGGGTTAGCTTATCCAACTTCTGATGGTAGTGCTGGACAGTTCCTAAAAACAGATGGTAGTGCTTCATTAAGTTTTGCTACTGTAGATACAGTAACAAAAGCAGATGATATTGCAGCAGGAGATGCGGCAGTTAATCTTACCACAACATCTGGTAATATTACGATAGATGCTGCGGCGGGTGACGCTGATATTATATTTAAAGGAACGGATGATACTACAGACATAACTGCTCTTACACTTGATATGTCAGCAGGTGGTGACGCAATTTTTAGAGTTGGAGCGACTTTTGGTGCATCAATACTTCCATCCACAGATGATTCTTTTGATTTAGGATCTTCTTCTCTACAATGGAGAGACATATATACTGGTGATATAAACTTAAACAACACTAAAACAAGAGACAACGAAGTAGATGGAACAAGAGGGTCTTGGACTATACAAGAGGGAGATGATAATTTATTTATCTTAAACAGACTTAATGGTAAAAAATATAAATTTAAGCTAGAGGAGATG